AAATTTAAGAGATGTCAATGCAAACATATCAGGGTATCAAGTTGCATTAGGTAATGAAGAAAAAATGGTGACTATGTATCTTAGTGATAATGATCAGATGAGTAGTTCAATTCTTAAACCAAAAAAGCATCTTGAAAATCACCCAACAGTTCATTTTGAGGGAACTGAAGAAGTTGAAATGAAACGTCTTGATAGCTATTTTGATGAGACTCAAACTTTTAATTTTATTAATATGGATGTTCAGGGATATGAACTTGAAGTTTTGAAAGGTGGTGGAAAAACACTACAACATGTTGACTATGTGTATTGTGAGGTCAATAGAGACGAAGTTTATGAAAATAATGCTTATGTCGAAGAGTTAGACGAATTTTTGAGTGATTACAATATGAAAAGAGTTGAAACAGAATGGTCTGGTGGAATTTGGGGCGATGCACTTTACATTAGGGGAGTAGAATGACTATTAGTTATAATAGACTAGGATCTAATGGACGCTTGGGAAACCAAATGTTTCAATATGCTTCTTTGAGAGGTATTGCAGAACATAGGGGGTTTGAATGGATGATTCCAAGACCAGAAAGTTATGGAGATTCTAATTATGGACTTTTTGATTGCTTTAAGATGTCAACAGTCCAGGAAAAAAATTTTGGAATTTTAGAAGCAGATAGCTATGCTACAGGACAATTCCATTTCTCTAAGGAATTTTATGATAATTGTCCAGACAATATAAATCTTCATGATCATTTTACGACGGAAAAATATTTCTTAAATGTAGAAGATGTGATCCGACGAGATTATACTTTTAAAGATGAGATTTTAAATCCTTGCAAGGAAATGATCGATAGTTTTGAAAATCCTATATTTCTACATGTTAGAAGAGGAGATTATCTCGCACACCTAGATGCTCATCCTGTTTGTGCGATTTCATATTATCGAAAAGCTCTAGAGTTTTTCGATAATGATTGTCCTGTTTTTATTTTTTCCGATGATATTGGATGGTGCAAAGAACAAGAGTTATTTGCTGATGACAGATTTATGGTATCGGAATATAAACAACGTTATCCTCAACTTTCTGATACTTTGTATGGAAAGCAAAAATCATTGATTCCATATTTTGATTTATGCATGATGTCTCTTTGTGATGGTGGAATTATTGCTAATAGTACATTGAGTTGGTGGGGTGCTTGGCTAATAGAAAACCCAACACAACCAATTGTTGCTCCTAATCCTTGGTTTGGGAAATTTTATGACCATTATAATATGAGTGATCTCATTCCCGATGAGTGGATAGAGGTATCTTATGAATGATCTTACTTTTTTGATGCCATGTAGAATAGAAAGTAATGATAGACTTAAAAATATTATTACCACAATTGGCTATTTGCATTATAATTTTCCAGAATGTTCTATTATTGTAAAAGAACTTGATAAAGAATCTGTATTTACGCAGCAAGTAATTCCAGTCATAAGAAATATTTTTGGATATATCCCAGAAAATTTAAATCACATTTATGAAAGGTCTGATGATCCATTTTTTCATAAAACTAGAATTTTAAATGATTTAGTTTTGGCATCTGAAACTGATATAGTTTACAATTACGATATTGACCATTTATTACCAATTGATAGCTATAGAAAAGCACATGAAATGATTAGCAGTGGAAATTACGATGCTGTTTATTGTTATGGAGTAGGAGTATATCAATATCTTGTAGATTATTCAGTTGAAATGTTCAATGAATTCATTGAATCTAAGTTTGATTTAAATGTTTTGTCTCCTGGTTGTAATATATCTCCTTCCGTAATGGGGTTAGGGCAAATGATTCGAAGGAGATCGGAAATAGATTCTTATATGTGGAATGAAAATTTTATGGCTTGGGGACCAGAAGATTGTGAATTTTTATATAGAATACAGGTTCTAGGATATAAAGTAGGTAGAATAAATGATATATGCTACCATTTAAATCACGAAAGAACATTTAATTCTCACTACCATAATCCAAAGTGGAAGGAGAATATGGATATTTGGCAAAATATTAGAACGTGGGACAAAAATAAAATAATTGAATATTATGAAAATCAAAATTATGTCAGTGAACGAAGGAGTTATTTGAATGTTAGCGTTTAATCATCTTGGAAAACTGGGCAGACTTGGAAATCAGATGTTTCAATATGCCTCTTTACGAGGTATTGCTAGAAATCGTGGATATGATTTTTGCATTCCAAGCCACAATCAAGTGGTTAAGGATCCATATGGATTTGACTTGAAGATAGAATTATTTTATCCTTTTGAAATGTCTCATGTAAGTTCACGTAATATTAAACTTCTTGATAGGGGATATGCTCCAGTAGCAGAAGAAAAACATTTTCATTTTGATGAACTTCTTTTCCATATGTGTCCAGATGAGATTTCTCTTGCTGGATTTTTTCAGTCTGAAAAATATTTCAAACATATTGAAAATGAAATACGCGAAGACTTCACATTCAAGGACAATATTTTTAGTCCGTGTAAAGAAATGATTGATTCAATCGATGAAGCAATTAGTTTACATGTAAGACGAACTGATTATCTCCAAAATCCAAATCATACTACTTTAGATATGGATTATTATGAAAAGTCTTTATCTAAAATGGATGATAATCTTCCGATAATAGTTTTTTCTGATGACCCTACATGGTGCAAAGAACAAAAACTTTTTGAAAGTGATAGATTTATGATATCTGAGTCTAATGATCATTATGTCGATTTGTGTCTTATGACTTTGTGTAAATATCATATTATTGCTAATAGCTCATTTAGTTGGTGGGGTGCTTGGTTATCAAAATCAAATAAGGTAATTGCACCTTCAAAGTGGTTCGGTGAAGGTAATATAGATAAAAATACTAAAGACTTAATTCCAGATAGTTGGACAGTAATATGATGGATAAAAATAAATCTACTTATAAACTTAAAAATTTTGGGCCAGTATATTATTTGAATCTTGATGATCAACCAGAGAGAAAAGAGTATATGGAAGATCAATTTAAATATTGGGAAATAGAAAACTATACTCGAATTTCTGCATACGATGGTAGAAACGATGATCTAAGTGATATTATTTCTGGTAGGTATCCTGAAATGATGACTTCAGGTGAAATTGGATGTGTTACGTCTCATTTGAAAGCAATTAATCATTGGTATAATACCTCTGATAGTCCTTATGCGATTATCATGGAAGATGACTGTGATATTAGTCTTGCACATTATTGGAATTTTACTTGGTCTGATTTTATTGCAAAAGTTCCTTATTCTTGGGATGTAATTCAGCTTGCAATTATTTGTACTGGGAATATTGTTGTTCCAATTCATACAAGATTTGTAAATGATTTTTCTACCGCATGTTATGTAATCACTAGACATCATGCTGAAAAATTAATTAAATTCCATATTAGAGGAGAAAAATATAAATTAGATAATGGCGTAAAACCTCGTCCAGTTGCTGACGATCTCATTTATAATTCTGGATGTACATATGCGACACCTATTTTCTTGTATAAAATTGAATTGGGATCTTCTATTCATCCTGAGCATATTGATATCTTTCATAAAAATAGTTATAGTGGAATTCTTAATTTCTGGCAACAAGCTGGAGCACAAATGACATTAAATCAAATTACTGATTATGATCCATATCTTGGTAGGATCACAGAACCAACTGGCGAAGGGTCTTGACATGCCACGATAATCATGTTAAGATAAATAAATCAAGTGACGAATGCCTCAACTACTTGCTGTAGTCGCTTGAACTAACGGAGTTACGTCGAAACTCCTTACATCCGCAGGTAAACTCTGCGAGAAAATATAGAGGTACTTATGTTTAAATCCGCTTTCGCAGCAACTCTTGCTGCAACTCCACTTGTCGCTGGTGCTGCGTTCGCAGAACCTTACGGTCCTTATGTGGATATGCCCCAAGTAACTAGCATCACTCAGTTCTCTGATGTTCGCCCTACTGATTGGGCGTATCAGGCACTTAGCAACCTTGTAGAGCGTTATGGTTGCGTTGCTGGTTATCCTAACAGCACCTTTGGTGGTGGATCATCAATGACCCGCTATGAGGCAGCAGCACTTCTGAATGCTTGCCTCGATCGTGTGACTGAAGTTACCGATGAACTCAAGCGTCTGCAAGCTGAATTTGCTTCCGAACTTGCTGTTCTTCGTGGTCGTGTTGATAAACTGGAAACTCAGGTTGGTCAACTTGAGGCAACTCAGTTCTCTACTACTACCAAACTGCGTGGTGAAGCTTCTTTCGTTCTGGGTGGTGTTAGCAACGCTTGGACTCCTGGCGCAACTGCTAGCACGAATGTTGGTGAAACCGCATTCAACTATGACCTTCGCCTGAACTTTGATACTTCGTTTACTGGCAAAGATCTGCTTCGCACTCGTCTGCGTTCTGGTAACTTCTCAAGCCAACCTTTTGGTTCTTCTGCTTCGCTCTTCAAACTTGATAAAGCAGAATCCACTTCTGATGCCGTAAAGATTGACCGTCTGTACTATCAGTTCCCTGTTTTTACCAAGGGTCTGACTGCTACTGCTGGTCCTCTGGTTCGTAATACTGAGATTGCTTGGATTCCTTCCGCATATAAGTCGGAAATCCTTGACTTCTTCCAACTTGCTGGTGCTCCTGGTGTCTATAACAAGGCAACTGGTTCTGGTTTTGGACTCCAGTATGTTCAACCTGGTAAGAAGGGTGGATTCGTTGCTGGTGTCAACTATGTTGCTCAAAGTGGCGCTGATTCCACTAAAGGTGAGTTCAATGAAACTGGTGCTCTGAATACGATGGCACAAATCGGTTATCGTGCTCCTCAGTACGGTATTGCCTTTGGTTATCGTTATGGTACTGAAGGAACTCGTGTTCGTACTTATAATGGCGTTCTGGGTTCTTCTGGTGTTCTTGCTCCTGGCCAAACCTCTAACGGTTATGCTCTGAGTGCTTATTGGCAACCCAAGACTTCAGGAATTATTCCTTCGGTCTCTGCTGGTTATGGTTGGAACACCGTAAGTCGCAATGCTCTGAATCAGACTACTCCTAATGGTGCTACCGATTCTCAGACTTGGTATGCTGGTCTGCAGTGGTCTGATGTGTTTGCTAAGGGTAATGGTGCCGGTTTCGCTATCGGTCAACCTGGCAACGCTGAAGGTCTGTCTAAAGATGCCCTCATGTGGGAAGCATTCTACAAGTATCGTGTAAGTGATCATATCACGATTACTCCTGCTGTATTTTATGTTTCTAACAATCAGGCATTTGCAGGTGCATCTTCTAATTACGGAGCAGTGGTTCAAACAAAATTTACTTTTTGAGTAATAAATAATATTACCTGACTTGTTCGCACTTTTCAGGTAAAGATTGGAGGGCAGAAATGTCCTCCTTTCTTGTATAAATAGTATTGCGAACAAGTTAGAGTAGAACTATGACTTCCCAAAGTCCAAGAGTATATACTTATAAAATCACCACAAGGCACGACTTGCTGTGAACCGTATCGGTCAGTAAACTGTAAGCATTTATACTTAAAAAAGTTAAGAGATGCTGACATGGGGGGTTGACAACTTCCCATTTTTGATATATACTTCTGTAACAGTTCTTTACAAAACTTATATGACTGTAACAAAAAACGAATTTGGACAAATGAATATGTGGGCAAAAGAACCTTCTATGTACATGACTAAAGAAGATCTTGAGCGTTATGGTATTGAACCTTATGCAGAACGGGCACAAAGAGCAAATTCTAGATGGGCTATGATTGGAATTATTTCTGGTATTATTTCTTATAGTCTTACTGGAAATCTTTTCTTTGGTATCTTCTGATGACTGAAGCAATTTTTACTGTAACCAGTGTTGTATTTTTGGTGCTTCTAAGTTTTTCTGTAGAGAAACTTTGCGAAACTTATTAAAACATATCATACTAATTTAAATAATTATTAATGGAGGAAAACATGAAAAATTTTGGATGGACTAAATCTGCTGAACTTCTTAATGGAAGAGTTGCTATGCTATCATTTGTAGTCATGGTAATTGTGTATTTGAAAACTGGACAGCTAATTCCAACTATTTGGTGAGCTTAGTTTTAAGATAAATTTTAAACTCTGTTTCTAAATAAGAAACAGAGTTTATTTTTTTATGCCTAGAAATCAAATTACAAAAGATGAGATTAAATGCCTGATTTTAAAACAAAAACATAAACTTATAACTGAACCATATTATACTAGTGATCCAAAAGCAATGGCAAATAGACACTTAAATGAATTACTAGATAGAATAGAGGAATACAGGTATTAAAAAAATGACAATAGATCTTTATAACTTCTTCTTGCATTTCGATCCTAAAAATCCAAAACACGTTGCTGCTGTAGAACAATTTGGGAAAGATTTGCTTCTTAAAGCAGAGGAGTTAATGCAAGATGAAGCAAATTGGGTAAGAATTTACAGAACAAAAGAAGAAAAACCACAAGCATCAATCTTACCAGTTCCTTATTATCCACAGACTGATAATTACAGAGATGCAAACCGAACCTGTAATTCTTCTTCTTGTGCAATGTGTTTAGAGTATTTTAAACCAGGAACTTTAAAAGGAGCAAAAGGTGATGATGCCTACGTTCAAAAAGTTTTTGCAATTGGTGACTCAACAGATCACGTTGTTCAAACCCGTGTTCTGGCGTCTTACGGAGTTAATTCACATTTTAGTTACGGTCTTTCTTTTTCTGACCTTGATCGTGAGCTTGCTGCTGGGAGACCCGTCGTTATTGGCATTCTTCATCGCGGTTCTTTATCTGCACCTACTGGTGGGCACATGGTTGTAGTGATTGGTAAAACTCCATCAGGAGATTATGTAGTAAATGATCCTTATGGAAGTTTAAATGATGGTTATACTGGTGCAGTATTAAATGGAAAAGGTGCTGTGTATAAGAAGAGTGAACTTGCTCGTAGATGGTGTCCTGGTGGAAATGATGGTTGGGGTCGTATCTTTGATATCAAACCATAAAAGGAACTGCCACACCCTCAGTTAACATTCTTTGGTTAATAGTAGCAGTATCTCCAGTAACATAAAGAGTTCCGAGTATTCTTCCATACTTATCCTCTTTAGTTGTTTCAATCATCCACTCTCCTTCACGGGAGAGTTCTTTTTTTAGCCATTCTTTGGCGACAAGACCTTTTTCTTTCTCTTCTGTGCTTAAAGTTCTTGTTTCTGCAGCATTAATACCTTTTAGTCTGACTCTTTGTGAGATTGTCAAACCAAATCCTAAATCGATATCAACATCAACTGTGTCACCATCAACAATTTTTTTGATCTTTTTGATTTTGTACTGATACATTTTCTTGATTTGCGATTTGTAAAATTTTATAGATGACCCAAGCAACTCCTATGAGTCCTATTCCTAACATTATATTGACTGACCAAACTATCTCTCCCATAATTAATTCTCTTCTATTCTAGTTTTTAATGCAATGATTGTAGTTAAAATTGATAATAGAGTATCATATCCTCTTCTTTCAGATTCTTTGCAATCTAAAGGAGGAGGATTTTTTAATCCACCTAGAACATTTGATCTGTTAATTGATCCTGGAATCATAAAATTACAGGAAATAAAATTAATACCAACGAACGTAACAACTGAAAAACAAACAACAAAAATTAATTTATTGAAATTTAAATTATTTTTTGTTGTCATTCATTTCCCCTCTTGTTTGTGTATCCAAGTCTTAAGTTCGTGTAAATATTTTCTTAATATATCTGCTTTTTCTAAATGCCAAATATCACCACTTATGAAATACTCATGAGTGTGATTATCTATTGCTTTTAGAATTTGATGTATTGGTGCGTTCCACTTTTCTCTATGTGGAGTATTGAAGGTGCGTGACATTAAATGTGCCTTCTTTATTTATTTATCAATTATTATCCGAAATAAATATAATATAAGAAGATCAAGACATATGAAAACATACAAACAATTTATTTCTGAAAATGTAAATATTTCTGGTAATGCTTCTGTAGGAACTTTAATTATTAATGGTTCTGAAGAACAAGCGTCTCAGCCAGTTGGAGAGCAATTTTATGCTGATTTTATGTGGGAAGGAAACATCTATAGGATTGAACTGATTTCTGATTCTAATAATCTTCCATCTAGAGAAAAACTTGCAGAGCAAATTCAAAATGAATATCCTGGAGCAATTGTGCATAACATATATCCAGCATTAGGAACAAATAATCCTTATAAAGTTTCAGACATAAAGAGATATCACCCAGCAAAATTAGATTGGATTTGAGGTAAATAATGGCTCAGTGGAATAAGCATAAACAAGATTATTTGAATCAAGAAAGATCTCTTTTTGAAGTTAATAATATAGCTACAAAAGATGGTAGAATAGTAGATGATTATAATAGATTTCCTGTTACTATAAATTCAGATGCATTTGGAAGAACAAGAGTATCAAGTCCATTAACACTCTTTGATTCTTCTCATAGATATAGAGATAATAATCTTTGGGACAGTCTGGTTATAGGAACTGGTTCTACTGTTGGTTTTGTAACTACTCAAGGGCTAGTTGATATTGGCATTGGAACTACTGCTGGTTGTTCTGTGATTAGAGAAACAACAAAAACATTTTCTTATCAGCCAGGAAAATCTTTATTAATTATGAATACATTTGTGATGAATGAACCAAAGCAAAATTTGAGACAAAGAGTTGGATATTTTGGTTCAGATAATGGAATGTATTTTGAGGTAGATGGAACTATAGCATATTTCGTAGAAAGAAGTTTATCAACTGGAACAGAAACTAAAGTACCACAGACAGATTGGAATATTGACAAATTAGATGGAACTGGAGTTTCTGAAATTACGTTAGATCCATCTAAAGCCCAAATTCTTTGGATGGATATTGAATGGTTGGGCCTCGGGACGGTTAGACTTGGCTTTGTAATTGATGGTCAGTTTATACACGCACATTCATTTCACCATGCAAATATAATTCAATCAACATACATTACAACTGCATGTCTTCCAATGAGGTACGAGTTGAGTAATACTGGAGTGACTACCAGCCCTAGTAACATGAAGCAGGTTTGTTCTTCTGTGATTTCTGAGGGGGGTTACGAACTTCGTGGATTGCAACAAGCAGTTTCGACACCAATTCAATCCCCAATAGATTTGCCAAGTGCAGGAACATATTATCCAATAATTTCAATTCGTTTGAAATCGCCAGTTAATGGACAGCCAGATAGATTGGATGCTATTGTCATTTTAACAGCATTATCTTTGATGGGAACTGGGAATGGTCCAAAATATAATTGGCAAATAAGAGCTAGTGGAATTACGTCTGGTGGAATATGGAATAGTGCTGGGTCGGATAGTGCGGTAGAATATAAAATTGATGGAGGAACTATAAGTGGAGGAAGAATCTTAGCATCAGGATTTCTTACTTCTGCCAACCAATCAACTCCAACAATTGATATTCTTAAAGAAGCACTTTTTAAATTCCAGCTTGAAAGAAATGGTTTAACTCAAGTTCCTTATGAATTGACTTTAGTTGCTTCTTCAGATACTGCTGGAGCAGATATTTTTGCTTCTATGGATTGGGAAGAATTTAGTAGATAGTTTATTTTTTCTTACCCCCATTTTTTGCTTTTTTCGCAGTCGCATTTCCTTGATTTTGTTTTGACTGCTTTCCGCCAGAAGAACCTTTTTTACCTTTGTTTGGCGACTTAGACATTAGTAGTCCTTATGATTATCATATTATTTAGGGGCTTGACAGACTCGTAAAGATCTGTTACAATAAATACATCAACAGGTTAAGAAATGTAACAGGTTCTTAATGTTGTCCTCTTCCTAACCGAGACCTATGGGGAGGTTAAACACAGTCTCTCATACCCACAATGGAGGGTGTTGTGGGAATATCTGTACCGTTCAGTTCCCCCTGAATTTTTACTTACCCTTTTAACAAAAATGACTGCTACAATTTCACAACAACGACAACTTAATACTTGGGATCAGTTCTGTGACTGGGTTACTTCAACGAACAACCGCCTTTATGTTGGTTGGTTCGGTGTATTACTTATTCCATGCCTTCTTGTTGCTACTTCAGTTTTTATTATTGCTTTTATTGCAAATCCGCCAGTAGATATTGATGGTATCCGAGAACCCGTTTCTGGGTCTTTAATGTGGGGAAACAACATCATTTCTGGTGCTGTCGTTCCTTCTTCTAATGCTATTGGACTACACTTGTATAATCTTTGGGATGCTGCTTCTATTGATGAGGCACTTTACAATGGGTGGGCATATCAAGCAGTAGTATTCCATTTTCTTATCGGAATTTATGCTTATATGGGTCGTGAATGGGAACTTTCTTACCGACTGGGTATGCGTCCTTGGATTTGTGTCGCTTACTCAGCTCCTGTTGCCGCTGCTACTGCTGTTTTCCTGGTCTACCCCTTTGGACAGGGTTCCTTCTCTGATGGAATGCCGCTTGGGATTTCTGGCACTTTTAACTACATGCTTGTATTCCAGGCAGAACACAACATTCTTATGCATCCTTTCCACATGCTGGGAGTTGCTGGGGTCTTCGGTGGTTCTCTTTTCTCTGCTATGCACGGATCTCTTGTCACCTCTAGTCTTGTACGTGAGACGACAGAAAATGAGTCCCAGAATTATGGATACAAGTTCGGACAAGAAGAAGAAACATACAACATCGTAGCAGCACACGGTTATTTCGGTCGCCTTATTTTCCAATATGCTTCCTTCAATAACTCACGTTCTCTGCACTTCTTTTTAGCGGCGTGGCCCGTTGTGGGCATCTGGTTTGCTGCTCTTGGTGTTTCTACGATGGCTTTTAATCTCAACGGACTGAATTTCAACCAGAGTATTCTGGATAGTCAAAACCGAGTAATTCCTACTTGGGCTGATATTCTGAATCGTGGTGGACTTGGAATGGAGGTAATGCACGAACGGAACGCTAGATTTGTTGGTGTTCTTGCCTAGTAATAGGCATTAGTAAAATCGGGTTAAACGGGGAAACTCTCAAGTAGACAATCCCGTACCAAGTCAGAAAGGGTTTAAGTTTTCTGAAAGGTCTAACGACTAGGTAGTGAGTCCCAACAATAATCTACCCACGAATGCCCGACTCCTTAATAAACATAAGGATGAAGAGATAGTCTGAACTTACTGGTGACAGTAAGAAGTAAAGAATAAAGAGTCTTTACGGTAACATAATTGCACAATTTCCCACTTGACCTTGCTAGTGTAGAAGCAACACCAGTTGCTCTTACTGCTCCTTCAATCGGTTGATATAACAACTGAATATGTGATATAATTAAGAGACCTTCGGGTCTCTTTTTTTATAAATAGTTATGGAAAGTTATGAGCAACTTATATGGATTTGCACGAATTAGTAATAAATGAATGTGAAAGACGAGGGCTGGAACTAATATATCTTCCAGAAAAACTTGTGCGTCGTTCTACTGATGTGATTGTTAGTTGCCCTTGTACAGGAAAAAGAAATATGAGTATAAGAAACTTTATTGTGACTTATGAGAAAGGTGGTGAAGCGTTTTGCTGTAAAAGAAAATCAAAAGTTGGAAAAAACAATCCAGCATTTGGAAAACCAACTTGGAATGCTGGAACTGTTGGTGTATCAAAAAGTTATGGATTTTTTGGGTTTAAGGAGGAATGGTCTGATAGAGAAGATTATTTGTATTTTATAGAAACTACATATGGAACCTACAAAATAGGTAGGTCTTTTCACGGAATAAAATATCGTTTTACTGAAACTACAAAAGAACTTGGTGAATGGAAAGCAACTCATAAAGAAGTATTTGATTGTGAAAGATACATATTGAACACATATAAACAATATCAAAAAAAGATTGATGGTATAATTGGAGGGTCTGAACATTTCACAAAAGATTTGCCCATAGATAAAGTTATAGAATACGCTAATAGCAATTTGCAGAAAAATTATGTCTCATAAACCTCAACACGAACCTATGGAACCCTGGGTAGTTTGGGCAGGTGTAGGAATAATGGGATTCACTATTATTGTGTTTGTAGTATTCACCTTAAGTATGATGTACTTTTAAGCATATGATGTTTATTCTCGCAGTCTTTATTCTTTTTGGCATTTTTATGTTCATAATGTCTATGATAGAATAATATGTTCGATTCATGACAATTCATTGACAGCCAAAAAGAACTCCTTATAATTACTAATGAGTTCTTTCTTTTTTTATGAAGATCTTTTTAGATACAGCAGACGTTTCACTTATCGGTTCAGCATACGACACAGGATTACTTGATGGTGTCACTACAAATCCATCATTAATTCTCAAAAGTGGCAGACAACTTCAAGAAGTTATTAATGAGATTGCAAATATATTTCCAGAGTTAGAAAGCATTTCGGCAGAAGTCGTTGCAGATACTGCAGAGGAAATGCTTACAGAAGCAAAGAATTATTACACAATTTCACCAAGTGTTACCATCAAAGTTCCTTGTACTGTAGAAGGACTGAAGGCGTGTAAGTTCCTATCAAAGCAAGGAATCAAAACTAACGTAACTTTAGTGTTCTCGGTAGCACAGGCAATTCTTGCATCAAAAGCAGGAGCAACATTCATCTCACCATTCGTAGGTCGTTGGATGGATAACTCAATTGATGGTATTGAGTTGATTAAAAATATCCGTAAGGTATTTGACCGCTCAGGTACATCTACACAAATTCTTGCAGCATCTCTTCGTGATGTAAGGCAAGTAGAACAATCTGCTCTTAATGGTGCAGATGTGGTTACAATTCCTCCAGTAGTATTCTGGGCGATGTATAAGAACATTATGACTGAGAAAGGACTGGAGTTATTCCAAAGGGATTGGGAGGAAGTTCTTAAGAGTAAGGGTGAATGAAAAACATAGTCATCTTTGGCGCAACAGGAGACTTGTGCCGCAGGAAACTTATACCTGCACTTTATGAACTGCATAAGAAGAATTTACTTCCAGAAGATTTTGTGATTACTGGAGCATCCAGAACACAACACAGTAAGCAGAGTTGGTTACACACTCTTGGTTCTTATCCAGAAGATTTTGTGAATCGTTTGGATTATGTTGTTTGTGATTTGTCTGATTCGGAAAGTCTAAAGAAACTGAATCCAGGAGAGGATGTAACATTCTTCCTTTCAGTTCCGCCAGAACGGTATGGTGATGCAGTTCTCAGTTTGAAATCAACAGGTTTTGTTGATGACCCGAAAACCAGTAGGGTAATTATTGAAAAACCTTTTGGTTATAATCTACAGTCTGCAGAGGAACTACAAGCAATTGTCGCAGAAAATCTTCGTGAGAATCAGGTTTATCGTATCGACCATTATCTTGGAAAGGATACTGTAAACAATATTCTTGCCACAAGGTTCAGTAATATTCTTCTTGAACCTCTTTGGAATCGTGATTATGTTGAGGAGGTTCAAATCTTTGCAACCGAAACAATCGGTTGTGAAGGTAGAGCACAATACTATGAAACTGCTGGTGCTGTAAGAGATATGTTACAGAACCATATGCTCCAACTCCTGGCACTAATTGCGATGGAAGCACCTTGCAAGAATAATGCAAAGGAGATTCGTAGAGAGAAGGTCAAAGTTCTTTCTGCAGCACGTCTTGGAACTAAACTGGTCTGCGGTCAGTATTCTGGATACAAGACCGAACAAGGAGTGGATTACAACTCACAGACTCCTACATTCGTTGCTGGTGATATTTACATCGACAACTGGAGATGGCAGGGTGTTCCTTTCTACTTTATGACTGGTAAGAAACTACCAGTATCTTGTGTGGAGGTTGTAATCAAATTGAAAGCACCACCAGTTCGTTTGTTTGATGGACATCATTATAATGACCGTATTGTGATGAGATTCCAACCTGACGCACACTTTGATATTCAGATTGATATTAAAGCACCCGGACTTGATGATAAGGTTGAGACCGCAATCTTGACTCACAAATATCCTGAAGGTGCGATTGATGGATATGTGAAATTGTTCTATGATGCAATTAATGAAGACCAGTCACACTTCGTTCATTCTGAAGAAGTGCTAGAATCCTGGAGAATCGTTGATGAACTTCTTTGTGTTGGGGATTCTTGTCCTATCAACACAAGACCTTATTCATATTCTGGAACTTGGGGTCCAGAGAAACAAATACAAAAAATTACTAAGTGGGATTATCCACTAAAACTTGTTTAGGAGAAAGTTATGAAAGTCGGTCTAATTGGTCTAGGACGGATGGGCGAAGGAATGTCCCGTCGTATGATGAAAGCAGGTATTGAAGTCTGGGGATATCGGAGGAATTATGACAAAGCTCAAGAAGCATACGAAAACGGATATGTTAACGGTGTTACAACTACTATTCAAAGCCTTGTTCAAGTAGTTAAAGGAAATAATAATCCAGGCATCTTTATGATGGTAGTTCCAGCAGAAACAGTAGAGGAGACGATTGATGAGTTACTACGATTTTGTGGTGAAGGAGATATTATTATTGATCATGGCAATAGCAATTTTAAAGACAGTCGGAAGAGAGCAGAACGTCTGGCAAAGATGGGTATCCAATATATTGATTGTGGCACTAGCGGCGGTGTTTATGGTTTGGATCGTGGATACTGTCTTATGGTTGGCGGCGGAAATACTGCGGTCGCCACTTGTGCAAGCATTTTTAATGCCCTCTCTCCAGACATCGACTCTGCCCCCAGGACTCAGTTTGACTCGCCTGTAACTTCTGCAGAGCATGGTTGGTTGCATTGTGGTGGTCCTGGTGCTGGACATTTTGTAAAGATGGTCCATAACGGTATTGAATATGGTATAATGCAGGCATATGCCGAAGGTTTCAACATTCTAGAAAATGCAAACAACGGAGCACAGTATGTCAGAGAAGGAGACGCAGAAGTTGCGCCTATGGCAGATCCAGAAAGTTACTGCTATGATATCGACGTTGCTGAAGTGGCTGAGTTATGGCGTCGCGGTAGCGTTGTTAGTAGCTGGTTACTTGACCTTACTGCTGATGTGCTGCGAAGCAGCCCACATCTTACACAATTTTCTGGTGGAGTATCCGATAGTGGTGAGGGCCGTTGGACAGTCAATGCCGCTGTAGATCTTGGGGTTCCTGCTCCCGTCATCACTACTGCCCTTTATGAGAGATTTAATTCACGCAATCTAGGAACTTTCGCTGCCAAGATTCTGAATGGTATGCGTTATATGTTTGGGGGTCATCACGTCCGATGATTACATCTGAGACACCTTACAAACTGGCTGAGATTATTCGTGAGACTTGGCCAGGTCTGTATAGAAAAACAGAGATTCCACCAGTAAAAATACAGAAAAGTAAATAAATCCGGTTTTTATGTTATAATGGGAAGAGTAATCTTCCCATTTTTTATGATTAAGAAAAAAATTGATTTTTTTGATGACTGTAATTATGTTTATGTTACATTAGTAGAGTTAATAGATATTATACGTTCGCATTTATGGAATGCAATTATACGAAAGTTCCAAAGATTATCTTTACAATTTAGAAACATCATCTCCATCAGAAGCAAGAAAATTGTGGAAAAGATCAATTAAAGAAAAATGGGAACATAAATGTGCATATTGTTTGGGTGAGGGCAATTTAACCATAGATCATATTATTCCACGATCTAAAGGTGGGACAGACCATATTACAAATGTAGTTTGTGCATGTGAATCATGTAATAAAGACAAATCGCATGAAGATTGGGAACTATGGTATAAGAGACAAGAATTTTTTAGTATTGACCAATATAATCAGATTAATATGTGGAGAACACAATTATCAAAACAAGAACTAATGGTATATAAACCTCGTAAAAATTTTATTTTATAATATGAGAACTGGATTTATCACACAGGACAATTATGCTGCCATACCATATGGTACTAAACAATTAATCGTTATTTACAATGGTCAACAATTGGAGGTAGTAAATACGCAAGCACAAGCAAAAAAATTTATTGAGCAACATAGGTCCACTCCTGAAGCTGGCACAGTTTTTTTAGATTCTTCTTCAAGTTGTGGTAAAATAAAGAGGCCAAGGAAAAAATCATGAAAAAGAGTTATATGAATTATTAAATAGAAAAGAATTAGGAAATTTATAGATGGTTGTTTTAACTGCGGCAACCATAATAACATGCTCCCAAGTGATCGAAATTGTGAATAGATTACAAAAAATTGCAAATCTTACTCAATTACAAAAAATTGAAATCATAACCGAAATAAAAAAAACTATTTTTACCTGTCCAATAGTCATTCAAAATAAAAAATGAATCATAGAACTAAGACATTAGAAGCAATCGATCTTTTTATCGAGGACATTAGAACACCACATTCTAAAATTCGAACTATAGCAAAAAAGAGAGGTTGTAATGAAGAACTGACGATCTATCGGGATTTTGTTTTGGAGTATCTTCAAAACATTAGAACTACAGTTCAAGGAAATTCGAAACTTTAAAATCATGAATTTATATACGTCATCCCTTTGCCTCTTTTTTGGTGTCGTCATTTACATGATGTTGGTAGATAAAAATGTTTTAGATGCAATTAATTTAATCTACAATTCGATACTAATTAAAATTAATAGGATTTTTTGGGTTATTCGTTTCCATCCAAAAAATCCTATTACCAATCTAATTGTCAAATTTAAATATCAAAAAATTGTTGCGGAGTTACAAAAAGAGTTGACAACAAAACATGAATCTAGTAATCTACAATCTGAAAAATAAGGAACATGAGTACGGAATCAAATTCAATCGACTTTAAATCTCTCCAGTCTAGAATTAATCAAATTAAAAGAGAAGGAGAAGAAATTACAGACTTTACTTATGACTTTTTAGAATGTTTAATGTATCGTCATGATCTAGATAAATGTATTCCTGATGACTTCGAATTGGAAGATGTACCAGAAGACATTATTGATACGTTACGAAAAGGAAAAATTCCATCTAAAGAAGAGTTGATCATAATCTCTCCAGAAACACAAAACTTTATGTGTTTTGAATTGATTTGGATTTGTGGTATGGGAGCTATTGCTTCATATGGGGCAGACGAAGATGGAGAACCAGATGACGGAATTCCTAGTACATTTGAAACGATTATTGCAATGAGGGATGTAAGTCCAGCACATAATATTGCCTCATACATTATTGCAGTTCTTTCTTTACTTATGGCACAACTACCATCTGAAGACATGATTGAAAGAATCACGAATAACTATGATGATAGCGAAGATCAACTTCAAAAAAATATGGATAATTTTGTTGAATTTTCTGCATCTGTAATTACACGCTACCGAGAAGACAAAATGTATTATGGACAACCAAAATATGAGTAAATCATTCGAATGGATTGATGATGCTTTTCATGTCGAAAAAACAGGTTGGGGAACATGGAGAAGTTTCAATAAAGAAGAAAAAATTTTGATTACATCACTTACTCAAGAAGTTTGTATTCATGCAACTCGATTTTATCTTAAAGGACTCCAAGAAGGATGGGACGACAATCATACAAAATATGATAAAAAATTCGAATATAAATTATGACTGACACCGATTTTACTTCTCCTTGGTTTGAATTTTTATCTTATGTTAGGTGCTGTGAATCTCTAGGTATAATTCCTAGTATTAACAAGTTTGTTTCATATAATCGGTATTATAAATCTATTTTAAATGAGAAAAAAGAAAACAACAAAGTTAAAACCACAAGATAAAAGGGAAAAACCAAAAGAAAAAATCATATTTGATACATTATCATTTCATGAAACTTTTCCGTTTACTTTAATACATAAAGATGGAAAGGAAGATAAAGTTTGTTATTTTGTATGTCAAGAACATCTAGACAAATACATTTTTAGATATAAGTTAAATAAAAAAGATTATACAATTTCTAAAACAAAACCAAAGAAGTTAGAAAATGAATCATTATAAAAAATTTGAAGATTGGTTTGATGAAAGCGAAGGATATCATTTAAGAAGTGAAAGATTTTTCTCAGAGAGTAAATCTGCTGATCCATTTAAAACAAACAAAATTCTAACGGAATGGCTGAAAACTGCTTGGAATTTAGGATATCAATCTGGCAAAAATGAAAAAACCTAAAAATGCATGGCGATGGTGGGCCAAAGCACTAGGAGAAAAGGCGTCAAAATGTAATCGTGAATCAGATAGTATTGCTATTATTAGGACAGTAATTTTCTTTACGTATTTAATTACAAATTGTTTTATCGTAGCTGGAGTCATTCGACATTGGAACGATATAGAGTGTACCAAACAATCCATTAATAGAATACAATGAAGTATAGAGTAGTAGAAAAATCCGATTTAACTGGAGAATTATGTTTTTTCCCACAGTATAAAAAATTTTTTATTTGGTGGAATTTTGTTGAGATGGAAATGTTTCCAAAAGTGATAAAGTTTTATTCGTTAGAGTCCGCCACTAAGTTTATCAAAAAACAATTTAAAAATCCAGAAAGAAAAATTTATTACATTCAAAATGATTGATCAAATTATTACTACTTTAATTGAAAACCCAACAGAAGAAAATAAAACCAAATTTGAAAGGGAATTGAACATTCTAGAATACTCTACCCTACAGGAAGCAGAAAGTTTTCCTCTAAAGTCGAAAGAATACTTTCAAAAGAGAACAGAGGCATTTGCAATCCGTCCAAACTGTGCTAAAATGGTTTTGTCCAAATGGGTCTCAAAGTTTGGTTCTACGCAAGGATGTCCAGTGACTTATGAAATGACCTTAAATATTCCCTTTCGGCAAATCAAAAAACCATGAGAATGTAAAAATGAAAATTACTGATGAAGTAACGGGAGTTGAGTATTCTATTGTGGATGCAATCGTCAATGCAATTCGAAAAATTGATGAACAAGAAAAAAGGATTTCTACATTAGAAAGTGAATCAATTAGTACATCAAATGAGATCTATCAACTTTATAATACTATCGACACGTTAAAAATGAGTCTTAATTCTGAAATTTGATATGGAAAATTATAAAAAGTATTCTCTTGAAAACCTTGAAAATTGGTTGCACGATGCTATGTCTGCTGACGGAGCAACACCGCAAGAAATCTATGGTACTATTCGTAAAGTAGTAGAGGAAAACTACTACTTTTATAAACATCAAACATCTAAAGCATATGAACTTCTTGCACTGTTGAATGGTAATGGTAAGGGGCACATTAAAGAATATGATGATTGTGTGGATAGAATCTTCAGTTGTGATAAAGATGATCAATCACCTGAACGTAAAGGTGCTTGGGATAGTTTTTGGACGCATGATGATGTATTAATACAAAGAGAATACTATCAAAAGAAAGATAAAGTTTTTAAGTGGCGACTTCCTGTAGAACTAGATGGTCCAAGTGGAGAGTACTATATTATTCTTCCTGATGATTTGCTTGAGGCAGCAAATCTTAAAGAAGGTGATCAAATAGAATGGATAGATAATAGTAATGGTTCATTTATACTTAAAAAGTGCGAATCAGATACACATAAAGAACTTCCAAACCACAGTCAATCAATCAATAATGACTACAAAACTTACGAAGAAGCAGTGAAGAATGGATGGACAATGACTGCTGATGGATTTTGGATTAAAAATTCATGAAGTCTAATTCAGATGAGTTCGGTAGACCGAACTTGTATTAATATGAAACTTTGATAAAATACTAATACTGGTAATAAAAAAATCATGGCACTCTCAAAAAACGTAAAAGAAAATTTAGAAGAAGCTCAGAGTTATCTTCGTGCTGCACTAGCTAATGCAGCACGGTCAGAAAAATCTACAGTGACTCATCAAATCTCTGAAATTTTAGTTGGTATTGATCGCATCATTAAATCTGAAGAATTTTCAGATAAGCTTGAGGAAGTTATCGAAAAAATGAAAAAAGAAGGAGGAGGTGGAACTTCATTTTTTGGTGGAATGTTTTGAAATCAACTTATAATAACTTAATATACATTAAAAATCGTTACTATTTACATCTACATATTAGGTAATGTGTTATAATGGTAACAAATACGGAGAACAGTATGATTTCAAACGACGAATGGGAAGAACTAAATTCACTTAAAAATGCAATCAATGAATATCTAGCTACCGTACATCCCATTAAAATGGAGAGATTTACTGAACTTTTAGTTAAAAGTTTAGAAGGAAAAGGAGATTTAATACACAAGGAAGAGCCAACTAATTTTTAATAAATAATTTATAAAAAAAATAAACAATGAAATTTACAATTTATTCTAAAAATGGATGTCCATATTGTGAAAAAATCAAACAAGTAATGCAACTTTCTAATTTAGATCACGTTACTTACACACTAGGAGAAAATTTTTCTAGAGATGAGTTTTATGCTGAGTTTGGAAATGGATCTACATTTCCCCAGGTAATAATAGATGACCAGCATCTTGGTGGATGCACAGATACTGTAAAATACTTAAAAGAAAACGGAATTCTTTAAATGCAAGAGTATTGTATTGACGTAGAAAAAGCAATCGACTATGCTTTTATAGAACAAAAATTTGTAATGAACTTTTATCAATACTTAAAAGGAAAAGAAGCAAAGAGAGTTGACGCTCAGCAGTTTATCCAAAGTAGTACAGCAAATAATTTAAAATATCTAGTAGAAGAACTAGATGAATTCTTAGAAGGCGGTCAGGATGAAATCCATAAACAATTAAGAGAAGCTTATGGATATTTGTCTAAACCAGTTGCACGTAAAATTCGTAATTATCTTTTTTCCATTCTAAGTGATACGGAGAAATATTTGTATGACAAAAGGCCAGGAAGAAGGAAGAAGGTTACCAATAAATAAAGGTATGGAGCTTATGCTCCAAAGAAAAAATAAAAAAAAGGAGGAATCATATTTTTTTAGTTTTATCTATGCAAAAATGGTTTCTCTGTTTGATAAAGAATTTCATTTTCGCATAGAATTTAATATACGAAAAAGAAATCTCTAGGAGAAAGAACAATGATCACAGTAGCTATCACATTAAGCATTCTTGTTACAATTTTGTTCTTCCTTGTTGGCGGACTTATAGTTTGGGTGATAAGTCAACATATCTCAGATAATAAATTACCATATATGCACCCAGAATTTTTTGATAGAAATGGGAATTTAATCCCAGACGAAATACTTGCTTTACGTTTTGAAGGAAATTTTAATGACTATTACGAAGACGAAGAAGACGACGACGAAGGCTGTCAGTGAAACTATTAAACTACAGCCAAATCCATTTCAATATGAAATACTTGAATTGGCATCAAAACAAAGAACAAATGAAAAAAAGGTAGAAATCTTAAAAGAGTATCGTAATGATGCTCTTGTTTCTATTTTTATTTGGAATTTTGATGAAACTGTAATTTCAGTTTTACCTGAAGGTCCTGTGCCTTACTCCAGTGTACAGGAGCAAACTTCAGGTAATGATACCCTTTCTGGCAGCATAGAAAAACAGTTAATCAATCCAAGTAAAATGGATTCTCATATGGCTACTCAGAGAACTTCTTTGAGGCAGGAATCACATTTGTTTTATAATTTTATTAGAGGTGGTAATGACACTTTACCTAAAATTCGTAGAGAAACTATGTTTATCAATTTACTAGAAGGATTACACCCTCTTGAGGCAGAAATCTTAATTCTAACGAAAGATAAACAATTATCATCTAAATATAAGATAAGCCATCAAGTCGTAAAAGATGCATATCCTGATATACAATGGGGTGGCCGATCATGAAAACTATTTCAAAAGAAAACAAGATGGCAGAGTGGTCAAAAGAAGAAAAAGAAAAAATTAATTCTGTTTATGGTTGTGAACTCATATATGAAAACGCTACTTATGAGCAAATAAAAGATGTATCTCTACCTAATGACGCATATCTTGTTTATTATGAACTAAAAGGAAATACGTATGTTGATGTTTGCAGAGGAAGAAAAAGAGTAGATATTTTTGATTTGTATTACGATAAATTTGGTCCTGACGTAATTAGAAAAATAGATTTTGGGTATGGTAGGACAAATCCCAGACTTTGGGGATATAAAGCACCAGATAGCAAGAAAAAAAGATGAGCACTGGATTTAATAGTGATAAAGCAAATGTTATCATATACAAGGATGAGGTACAAAAACTCATTAAAAAATATAAGAAAATTAAAAAGTATATGAAATCTCCATTGTTTCAAGTTAAAACAATGGATGGGACAGAACAGACAGTATCTGATTTATTAAAAGAATATGAGGAGAATCCTATAGATTAATGGGTAAGCATTATTTACTTAACTTATATGGGTGCTCGTTTGTCCTTTTGGATGACGAGCGTTGTCTTATAGATTTATTAGAAAATGCAGCAATCGCAAGCGGTGCTACTGTGGTGCAGACTATCTCAAAGAAGTTTGAACCACAAGGCGTTACTGTTCTCTGTCTGCTCTCGGAGAGTCATATAAGCATTCATACTTGGCCTGAGGATGGTAAGGCAGCAGTGGATGTATATACATGTGGAGATTGCAATCCAAAGATTGGATGCGATATAATTATTCAGCAACTTTACGCATCTAATCATACTTTAAGTTATATTGAAAGATAATTGTAACAAAAGTTACAAAATTACTTGACTAAATTCTATTAGGATGTTACATTACATCTATCGTTGGCTGGAATTATCAGCGGAAGTATCCATATAGGAGAAGCAACGCAAATTTACATCTAGTAAAAGAGGAAAGCCAAAATGAATACATTTTTTGTTCATTATCTTAAGAAAAAAGCAAAGAAGGAAAAACTCCTTCAAGTAGCACAATTGAATATGGCAAAGCAACCACAAGTTGCATGACATTATGGGGGGATTGACTTTCCCCCCTTTTTCATATAGAATACTGATGTGATGAGTGAGTCGAAACAAACATGAATAAAAAAAAAGTAAAGTTGATAATTAAAAATATGGAATTATTAATTCAATCTTTAAAACTTGAATTAGAAGAAAAAGAAGAAGAAAAAAATATTATCAAATTACAAGACATTGTTGCAGAGAAACTTGAATTGATAGATGAATACGAACCAGATTATTATGAGGAACGATAATGTACGAAGAACTGACTGCTTTTGAAAGAGCACTTGCTAGATTCGGAGATAAGGTTCAATATATTGTTGGACTTGAAATATCAAATAAAATGTCTCCAGAATTGGCATATCAAGAAATTAAAGATATGATGAAAGAACTTAAAAAACTTAGAAAAAAAGAAAGAGATAGTTGGGAGATTGATGAGTGAAACCTATTAAAGCAAAAGACCTTCTTGAACTTGATAAGAATTTAGAAGTAGTAGTTTTGGATAAGTATGAGTATCCCCAAAAAGTAATTTGGCAGGCAGGTAAAGGAGATTATTCTGAAGTTCCTATTCACACTCTACAACCACCCACTCATAAGGATTGTGGTGAATGGATTGTAGAGCAACTCCTGGGTAATGAGAGAGGGCACTACGGTCCTCTAGAACACCCTGCAATTACATTTTCGGTTGCTGGGTACGTTCATAATGTAATGGTGCAAGCAAGGACTCATAGAGTGGGTGTGACATTTGATGTTCAATCCCAACGTTATACTGGAAAGAGAGTTCTCAAAGTTGCAAATGGAGAACTAAAACCAGAAGAAGTTTTTTATGTTCGTCCTCCTGGTTTTTATGTAAATCGTAAAGGTAAAAAGTACGATTGGACTCAAGAGGATTATGATGAAGATTTAAATTGGTATGTAGAAGGTTGTAAACGATATGCATCAAAATACAATAGAGGAATGTGTGAGGAACATATTCGTGATGGTCTTGCCCAAGGTATTCGTCAAAACTTTGTGGTAACATTCAACCTTCGTTCTGTTCTTCATCTTATGGATCTGAGAGCAAAGATGGATGCACAACTTGAAATTCAGGCACTTTGCGAACAACTTGCTCCAATTCTTCAAGATTGGGCACCTGATGTTTGGTCTTATTATGAAGAAAAACGTCTACATAGAGCAAGACTATCACCATAAACAATTATGAAAAGTTGGTGCGTTAAAGACCATTTAACTGGTCATGTATTTAAAATATTACTAACAGAAAAGGAATTCCAAGAATTTTTGAAAAGAAATGTAGATATTGATGAATGCATTGATTGTGTAGAATGTGATGACGCACCATCAATTTGTATTGAATAAATATGCTTATATAAGATGGAGGAATAGAATTGGCAACTTATCCAATTATTCATAAAAAAACTGGTGAACAGAAAGAAGTGAGCATGAGTGTTCACGATTGGGACCAGTGGAAAAAAGACAATCCAGAGTGGGATAGGGATTGGAGTGATCCATCAACTTGTCCTGCTTCTGGTGAAATCGGTGAGTGGAAAGATCGCCTTGTAAATAAGAACCCAGGATGGGGAGAAATCTTAAAAAGAGCAAATAAATCAGCAGGTAGTAAATCACAAATGCAACTTTGATATGACAAGGAAAAAAAGAACCTCAAATGATTATCAACCAATTGGTGTTGGTATGACAGCTAGACAAATGAAAAGAAAAAAACCAATTAATGTAGATTTACTTTTAGATATTGAACCATTAACTGGAAATCAAAAAAAACTTTTTAATTTTTATGATGAAGGTAAGCACATTCTTGCATATGGCGCGGCTGGAACTGGAAAAACATTCGTTTTGTTATACAAAGCATTGCAGGAAGTTCTGAATGAAAAAACTCCATATGAGAAGATTTACATTATCAGATCTCTAGTACAAACTCGTGAGATTGGTTTTCTTCCTGGTGGGCACGAAGATAAAAGTGCACTATTTGAAATTCCGTACAAGAACATGGTAAAGTATATGTTCAAGTTACCATCCGATGATGACTTTGAAATGCTCTACGGGAATCTTAAATCACAAGAAACAATAAAATTTTGGTCATCTAGTTTTCTAAGAGGAACTACATTTGATGATTGTATTATTATAGTCGATGAATTTCAAAATATGAATTTTCACGAATTGTGTTCTATTATCACTAGAGTCGGAGAAAATTGTAAAATATGTTTTAGTGGAGATGCAAGCCAAAGTGATCTAGTTAGAACTAACGAGAAAAATGGAATTATAGATTTCATGAAAATTCTAAATGTTATGCCTTCATTTGGTATTGTTGAATTTGGTATTGAAGATATTGTCAGATCATCTTTGGTTAAGGAATTTTTAATTGCTAAGCATACGTTGGGACTATAAAGAAATGGTAAAACTTGATGAAAAGTATAAATATTCTTTATCAAGTCCTATAATTTATGTTACATTTCATATATAGAATTTATTCCCCTTGACATCAGAGGATACTTACTCTATAATACATAAAAGTTCGTGAGATGAAATGCATACTACTTGGAAATACCAAAAATTAAATGTAAAAACATTTAATCATGTCAATTTAGATTTACCTAATTTAGAAAGAGAAACGATTAATGGAGTCCGCTATTACAAGATCCCAAAAGAAACTGGACTGAAAAGATTTGTTTCGGTAACATCAGTAACTTCACATTATAATAAAGAAAAATTTGTAGCCTGGCGGCAAAGAATTGGGGAAGAAAAAGCAAATCAAATCACAAAAATGGCCACACTTCGTGGTACAGGGATGCATTCTCTAATTGAAAATTATTTGTTAAATTTACAAATTCCTGATGCTGACCCTCTTCCTAAGTTTTTATTTGATGTTGCAAAATCAGAATTAGATAAAATTGATAACATCATTGCGATTGAACGTTCACTTTATAGCAATTATTTTCAACTTGCTGGTACTGTAGACACAATTGCAGAATATAATGGAAAATTAAGTATTATTGATTACAAGTCTGCAGAAAAACCAAAACCAAGAGAATGGATTGAAAACTATTTTGTTCAGGCAGTAGCGTATTGCTTCATGTTAAAAGAATTAACTGGCAGAGAAGCAGAGCAATTAGTTATTATTATGGCATGTGAAAATGGAGAAGTCATGACATATGTTGAGACTGATATTAAAAAATATATTAAACTTCTTGTAAAATATGTAAAAAAGTTCACTTACGATAAACTCAAAGAATATGAATGCATCGGATGAGTTAAAAAAAGAACTCCAAAAAAAGTTTCTATGTCAAGACAAATTTGCACAAGAAATAGAAACAATAGTTCAAAATAATCCTGGCTACAATTATATCAATGCAATTGTTGAATATTGTGAAAGAAATAGTATTGATTTGGAATCCGTCCCAAAATTAATTTCTAAACCTCTGAAAGAAAAATTAAAATGGGATGCCACACAACTCAACTTTTTGAAAAAAAGTTCCAGAGCAAAACTTCCTTTATAGAATTAAATGAAAGTGACACCGCATGAAACATACAAAACATATCTTGCATTGAAGCAACATTTTTCAAATGAAACTTACGATTTTGTGAAGTACAACGGAAAAATAAAAGCATCAATAGAATCTTTCCATAAGAGAA